AACCGCTTGATCCAGAAGTACCGCTTGATCCAGAAGTACCGCTTGATCCAGAAGTACCGCTTGATCCAGAAGATCCACTTGTGCCAGAAGAACCGCTTGATCCAGAAGTGCCGCTTGATCCAGAAGTGCCGCTTGATCCAGAAGTACCGCTTGATCCAGAAGATCCACTTGTGCCAGAAGAACCGCTTGATCCAGAAGTGCCGCTTGATCCAGAAGTACCGCTTGATCCAGAAGTGCCGCTTGATCCAGAAGTGCCGCTTGATCCAGAAGTGCCGCTTGATCCAGAAGAACCGCTTGATCCAGAAGTGCCGCTTGATCCAGAAGTGCCGCTTGATCCAGAAGTGCCGCTTGATCCAGAAGATCCACTTGTGCCAGAAGAACCGCTTGATCCAGAAGTGCCGCTTGATCCAGAAGTACCGCTTGATCCAGAAGTGCCGCTTGATCCAGAAGTACCGCTTGATCCAGAAGTACCGCTTGATCCAGAAGATCCACTTGTGCCAGACGAGCCACTCGTTCCAGAAGAACCACTTGTTCCAGATGGACCCTCTACGCCTTCAACTTTAGTAATTAAAATTCTACTAGCAGGATAATTGTTTCTTACATTTATATTTTGTGGCGTCAACTCGTTATGAAAAACATATACTTCAAAATAATCATTATTTGCTAATGTTAGTGTTGAACTAAAATGTGTTACAGGATAATCATCATTGGCTGAAATACTATTATAAGAGTATCTTGGTTGAGAAGGAGAGGCGTTATTCTTAACTATAAATACTGATCTAGTAGTACCAGCGGTTGCACCATTTGCCCAGCTTATGTAACCATCAATATTTACAATACAAGATTCTCCAGAACTATTTGTAAATCTATTTGATGAAGTAAAAGTTAAACCAGTATTTCCTTGACTATTTGCAGTATCAACAGTATTCCAATCTACTATAGTATCTGTACTCGGAGGTATTGTTTGAGCGGTATTATTATATTTAGCTAAAGAACTTGCTTGTGTTGCTGTTCCACTAGTTCCTGATGATCCACTTGTACCTGATGATCCGCTTGTTCCACTTGATCCGCTTGTTCCCGATGAACCAGAAGTTCCGCTTACAGGAGAAATTTCAATACCACGAAAAGTTAACACATTAGCAGTTGTATCTGTTAACGCGAATAAAAGCGGCTTAGAAATTGTTCCATAGGCTGAAGGCTCAACTGGTTGCCATGTTCCAGAAGTAGTCGTATTTAAAAAGTAAACAGTTCCAGCAATCAAATCCGACAAACCAGTTATCAATCCATCTATTACCACTTTAAAAGTATTTCCATTTACTGATTTAACGACACCCAACACTTCTGCATTTGCGGCGCTGTCTGCTTGCGCCAAATAAAAATCTGAACCATCATATCTTATGACATTTCCAACAGCAAAAGTATGACCAATTTTTGTAAACTCTTCAATTAAAGAAGTGCCGCTCCCTGTATCTAATTGTTTTTTTACAATGTTATCTTCAACTACTAATTTATATAAATTTTCTGAAGTTGTTGTTATTGGCAATTCAGTAAATACTAAATCATTACTACTATTATAATACAACGTACCTGTTGTTAATGTATCCGAATCAGAGAATTTTGGTATATATCCACTAACACCAGATCCATCAATTACTTTTTTACCACTTAACGGACTAAGATTTATTGTATTATTTACGTATCCCGAAGATATATAAAAAAGATCGGAAAATTCTGAGACTACTTCATCACTATTTATTGCGCGAACTTTAACAAAATAATCGTTTTGTTCGTTTACGGGAAAAATAAAACTTGGATCAATAGGCGAATAAGTAAAATCAGCAAAACCAGTTATTCTTTTTGCCATGCAAATACCAGTATTGTAGTCACCCAAATAAGTTAATCCTGTATTATTTAAAGATGTATTAGTTAAGTATCTAGAATCAGAATATGTTCCTGTGTAGATATTGTCTTGATAGTATCCTCCAGATGGTAAAAAATTAAATTTATTATCGCCAGTGTAATTATAACATAAAAATACTTCATTATTATTAGAGCTACCAGATGGAATTCTTATTTCTGATATGTATTTTAATCCACCTGTGTATTGTGGAAAAAAACCACTAGGAAAAGAACCAAAATCATCTACATAAATAGTATGATCTTCCCATTTTATTCCTGAATATCCATAATTAGAAAATATCGAACCAGTAAAAAGTATACCAGTTCCTGTTCCCGGCACAGTACTTAATATATTTTCTACTGTTCTATTGTTTAAAAAGTAATCGTATTTAGTTTTGTTTTTTCCACTTTCTTCGACTAATACATGAAAATTACAATCTTCTGATGCCGAAACGGAATCCCATTTTATAAATGCATTTAAATTTAAATCTTTAGATGTGTTATTGAAATCATAATAAACATATCCAGTAACCCCATTAATTTTATATGGCAATGCAGATTGATTATAAGAAGGTGGCTTTATTCCAGATGATGTTATTAATTGACCTGTACTAAAATAATTCGATGGCAAAAAATGAACATAATAAGGAGTTTTAACATAATTATTGACAAGCGAATCAGATCCTCTATCGTTTATCGCTTTCTCCGGTACAAATATATTGTCAAAAGAAGGATAAAAATATTTATTTGTATATAAATAATCACCATTTGCGCCTGTAAAATCATAATCTTTAGTTACAAAAAGATCAAGTTCTTTTATTGACTTAGGATCTGATAAGTTTAAATTTATAGATATGTCAGTATCAAAATAAATAGAAGATATAGATAGACTTGAATTAGTAAAATTTACTAAAGAAACTCCTGTATTATAAAAACCACTATTATAAAATCCGCTATTACTAACGCAAACCACATCTATAAAAAATTGATTTAATCCCGATAAATTATTTTCTCCAGTTAATAAAGTAAAAACTTCTGAAATTTGTTCGCTAGTTTTTGAATATTGTGTTGTATATAAAACTTCAGGATCTTGATATAGAAAATTTCTATTTTTATCATAATAATTTATTAAAAATCCTGAAAAACCACCATCAACAATAAAACCTGATAATAAATTTTTTGTTATCGGCCTTTCTACCTGCCAAGATAAATCTATAGAATCTTGCCTTATAGAACCACTTATAAAATCAATAGACCCATCCAACCCAAAGCTTTGCGCTGATATTGATTTGTCGGAACTAGACAAAGCGTTATCGAAGTTAAAATATAAATTTTTAACTACAAAAGGATCGTTATAATTTACCTCAAGATTTTGTAAAAACGCCATATATTTAATTACACGTTAATAATTTTATAATTTAAATCAAAAGCATAAAGATCAATTGATGTTTTTGCTGATATATTTCCAGCAAAAGATTCACCAAGAAAAATTTTAACTTTACGAGCGTCTTCTTTTAACAAATTGAAATTTAATGATTTTCCATTTCTATTTACAATACACATTATACCAAATACATTATTTATGCCTCTTTCACTTATTAAATCATTAAAGATCGAAATAAAATCAACATTTAAAGCTTCATATTGAGCGCTAAAAAAATTGTCATTTAATATTTCCTGTTCTATCAGAAAACTATAGTCATAGCTTGAGTTTGAAGCGCTTACGTAATTAACAGATTCAATTTTAGTGTAGCCACCTATCTGAGCATCAGTAAATAACTCGCTCACAATACTAGAGGTCGAAAAAACAATTTCTTTCGGTTTGTTTTGAGCTTGATCTACATATTCATTTTTTTCTATTATGTCAAATTTTTCTTCTGTATACTTCATTGCTGATATAGTATATTCATTTGCTGAAACTTCATTTATACTAATAATTTTATACAAATCAGAAAGCAAATCATTTTCATTTATATAAATAGAAAAATTAGCTCCTGATCTTAAATTCGAAAACTTGCCATAGATTGCATCAGGATATTTTGAAAAAAGAATGTTTTTAATTGTTCTATTTGGAACGTTCATAGCCACAACACCATGTAATGGTTTTCCTTTGGTTGTAGCAGATACGCTAACTGGACCATAAACTAGAGTTTCATTTCTATAATATCTTACGTTTTCTCCATCATATGTAATTCTTAGTAAATCAGAGTCTTTGACGCTCTTATCAGTCACATTTAAATTAAATGGCAAATTATCTTGTAAGATTGATAAAACAGCAGCAGAACTTCCATCTCCTAACACTTGAAAAGCATAATTTATGTCACTTTCATCTATTTTTGGATTATTTATTTTTGACAAACCCACGACGCTATTATGATTTATAGCATAAACAACAGAAAAAGATATTTGACAATTATTAACAAAACTATTATTTGTATAAGCTTTTTTATCAAAAACATTACCCCCTTCAACTGTTCCTGTAAGTTTTAATCCAGAATCTTCAACAATAATTTTATTAACAATGCACCAACTCATATAAGCATTAGAAATTATTTTTAAACGTAAATTGGTATTATCTACTTCAAGAATTGAAAAATCTAATTCAGACGCTATATCATTAATTAAAGAAAATATTTTAATATTTTTTCCAAGACATTCTGCTGAAACTTCTCTATCAATATATATGTAATTATTTTGAAAATCTAAACTTACTATTTTACCAGAAACAGTGTTTGCATTTTTTAAATTATCAGACAGCCTTATTACATTACCTATTTGTAAAACTGTAGCCTCTAAACCAGTTGAAAACCCAACAACTTCTGACTCTAATTTACCAGTAGCCAAGAACCAACGCCCAATTCTTTGCGCTTCAGACCTACTGGTTATACCAAAACTTAAAATATCTTTTTCAACTATTCCATAGCTTTTAATTAAATCTTGATCTTCAACATACACGACTTTATCTTTAAAATTATCGCTTTTATCTAAATAAGGAACTTTTGCTACTGAAAACGAAGTGTTTAAATCAGAAGAAGCGTATGTGAATAAACCATCTTTCACATTTGAATTCGTAAAAATATAAGTCGGCTTCTGTTTAACGTCTGAAGTTAAATTTAAAAGACCATTTTTAAAATAAAATATCCCTCTGAATATTGAGGAAAGATCTGATAACATTTTGAGACCTTCTGTACTACTATTAATTAATAAATTACAAGAAAATCTTGGTTCTAAATAATCATCGTCTTCTGGATGTTTTGCGACACAGTACCCTTTATACACATTCAATGAAGCATCAAATATTTTTAATTTCATTTGATTTTTACTAACAGCTTCGTCTTGTGTAAGAAATAAACCCAAACTAGCATCGCCAATTATATATTTTAAAATGAATAGTTTAATTTCATTTTCAACGTTTTTAGAAGGATCTTGTTTAACATAGTCCATCAATTTTGAAAACAAATTTCCTCTCAAATCGCTTTCTAATATTTTTCTTGGACCAAAATCATTACATAGTTTTATTGTCGCAGTTGTACCGCTTAAAGAAACGGAACAAATAATTTTTTTAAAATTATAATCAACATTTTCATCATATGTATTTTTTAAATCATAAAGGTATAAAATAGATCCAATTGGATATTTTTGTTTTAAATTTTCCAATGTTTCTGTTGCTGCCACAGTAACAGAAATTACATTATAATTTGCTTGACCATATTGAATATTATTATCATAAGTGAATAAATCTGCATCATATTTTGTTCTAGAATTAGTTTTTACCAGTTCATCGCAAAATTTAGACAACGTTAAAAATTGCCATTTATTTAAATCTAATTCATTAATATGTCCCCTACCCATTCCGTATCTACTGTTAATACATAAATCATAAAACACCCAAGCCGGATTATTAGTCCACTTCAAACTAACATTGAAATTTCCCGACCAATTATCAACATATTCCCTAGCCTCACCATCATAATTTTCAGGAACCCTTATTTTTAATAATTTACAATCGTAAGATCTAGTTGGAATTGCGTTAAAATGTTTTGAACTAATTTTTGTAGAAACAGAGCTACAATAAGGATAACTCATGCGATAAGGAACATATTCAACGACAGAATCTAAAGAAAACGTTCTAAAAACATTTGTCTGCGACTGCACTGATTGTCTTAAACTATAAATAGTTATATTCATCTCAGGAAATGGATCTAACTTTAAATCTCCATCGTTTTTATTTAAACTTATAAAAAACGGTAAAATCAAAGGCCCTCCTTTTGCAACGAAAGATGCATTAAAAAATAAATACGAAGTTGTTCTTGCGCTTAAATTTTCCGCTTCAATCATAAAGGTAATAGGAGCCGCTGCTGTGCTACCACCATCTTCAATTGAATATAAAGTATCGATACTTATTGAAAATTGAACTATTGTTGCATATCTATTAAGAACACGATGACTTACTGGAGTACTAAATTGTTTATATTTAACAAAATCTTTTATTGTTTTATCAACGGATGCATCTTCTAATTTAAAAAGTTGACTAAAGAAGCTTGGTTTAAAAACAGTTGGTTCTGTAAGTGTATTTTTATATGCAATTGCTTTTGGTATATCATATATTCTGTTTTTATATTCAAATAGACTTGACGGTATAAAACTACCTTTTTTTCTTTCCGTTCCTGTATCAAAACTAATTTGAGTTTGAGCGAAGTTAAATAAATTTGTTCTGTAATCTACAACAGGTATATTATTATAATATATAGAGCTTCCTACGCTAGATAAAGCAGCACCACCTATTTCTAAATAACCTACTGTTTCACCATTTTTATTTGCAAAACCTTCTATTGGCCCTTCGCACAAAATATCGTCAGAAGAGTAAAACGATTCCGTTTCAAAAATACTACCTTGAGCGGTTTGCGCTTGGCTTTTCAAAAAAACAGATACCTGTTCGTCTAGTTCTATTGTCATTTTAATTATTATTATGGTTTAGGTTTAATCTGAGCCGATAAAGCTCCCACTTCTTTAGCCACGTAAAATATTGTTTGATTTGAGCTTTTATCTTCTGCGTGCATTGTAAAATATATATCATTAGCAATTACAATAGAACCTATTTTTAATCTTCCATAACCTATTGGAATACTCACATTTCTTAAAGAAACGTTTTCATAGCCCGAAAACAATCTTGAAACTGTTTTTATATCAGTTGGAGATTCAGGAGTTAGTAATTTTGTTATTAACATCTGAATTCCAGTGGATATAGCCAACAATATTAATCCAATTATTATTTGTTCAGCGGAACCTAATATCAACGGAATAACTTCAACTTTTGAATTGCGTTTTAAAATTGGAGAATTCAAATATTCTGGAGCCACAATTTTATCATCTACATAAATTATAAAATAACTTATATACTCATTTATATTTCCTAATGTTGATATGAGCTTACCAGTATTAGCTTCAATAGCTTGAAAAACCTCAATAATAGATTTTACATTTAAACTCCAATTTGTTTCAATAAAATTTTCAAAAACACCATGTAATTTTACATTGACCATATAATTAATTACACTTTCTTTCTATCATTTCATCACTATCTATATTATACATAAGCATGTTTATATTATAATATTTTTGATACAGAATGTCTAAATCAGAAAAAAAAGGATTAGATAAATGACTATGGAAAAAGTATTTTATTTTATACTTATTTTTAATTTCTAGATAATCTTTTGGGGAAATTAAAAAATAATTTTTTTTATCTAAATGTTTATTTTCTATTGGCATGAAAATCAAATCATCGCCTGACTCTACTATAAATCCACATGTTTCCTCAAATGGATTTTCTTTACAATAATTTTTAATTTCTAACAATAAATTATTTTGAATTATCATAAGGAAATGTTGACGGAAAAGCACCAAATGGCAATTTCCCACCAGGAGTATCTGGATCTTCTAAATAATCTTTGAATCTTAATAAACACCCTCTAAGAGTTTTAGAACATTTATCCTGCTTCCAAATATCAGTATTAAGATCTGGTTGTTTATTTAAAATCTCAGAAGAAATGCAAACATAAAAATTCTTTGGTTTGTTATTTGTATTTAATACAAAATCATCATTCAAATCAGTTGGCACACTAGGTATAAAATCTAAATAAACAAAATCCCCTTGAGAATAAGTTATTGATTTATCCCATCTTCCTTTATACGTTAATTTTTCTAAACCATAATTTTCATTTTGTAAATTATAATTAGAAGTTTTTAGATAATTTTTTAAAAATGTTTTATTATTTTCGTCTGCTACAGGAACCCCGACATCTGCAACATTTCCCCAAACATTAGTAAACCACCACGAACTATTAAGCATTCCATATCTCTTAATATATTTATTGGCGTTATCTATTAAAGGTTGGCTTAATAGATCTGCACCGTCTCTAAAATTAGGGCCTCTATAATCAGGAGTATTTCCATAGTTACACCCACAACAACGATATCCCCACGAACAAGTATCATTAGTTACTTTTCTTGCAGGTATATTCAAATTCTGAATATCTATTTTAGTTGCTAATTCTAACTCAACAAATTCTTTATTTTCAGATTTTTTCAGATTTATTAAAAATTTATCATAAGCAATATAAGTTTTAAATGATGAAATTCCAAATGGATTTATACCATCACTAAAATTTACAATATCTAAATCTTTAGCAAGAATTTTTTTTCTTATAAACCTCTTGCCAATCAAATCTTTACGATCTTTTAAAACATGCGATATATAATTATTTATATTAGCTATTTTTAATGTTGGCTTAGATTGTTTTCCATCTGACGAACTCTGTAGATTAGATAATTCAGAAGGTATAAAAATATATTCTTGGCCTTGAAAAACCATACCTTTAGAAAAATTTTTAGAACCATGAAAACGCAAATAACCTTCTGTCGATTCTAGCTCTAATTCATATAAATCAAAAACCACATAATTGTCTAGTTTAAAAAATGTTTTCATATTATGATTTTCCTGCTAAATTAAAAATATTCGGTAATCTAAAACTATATAAATCAGATTTCAAATTAATACTGGTACAATCGGTTTCTCCACTAAATAAACTCATATAGTAATCAGCATAATACGCATATGCAGAATTTAATTCAGATTCCGATAACAATCTTTTGTAAAAAGACACATCAAAATAATTTATACCTATACTGGCATTTCTATTAATTAATTTTAAAGTAGTACTATTTAAATTTTTTAATAAAGGGCCGGGCGAATTTGTTTGATTAACTAACTCCCTATTAATAAAATAACTATAAGTATTGCCTGTTCTTCGTATTTGTAATATAAACGGCCTGTATAAAGCGTTGGATTTAATTTTTTCTACATAAACATTGCTGCCACCTGATATAGTTGACGTTCCTAATTTAAAAGTATAATCTGTAATATTTGATACAGCGTAAGTGTTTTTATCTTGTACGTGTGGAGAACTTGAATCGTAACTAGCTATACCAGATGGCAGCGTATCCGCATAAAAACAAACAATATCTCCATTTTGTAAATTATGTTTAGTAGATGTTGTTATGACACTAGAACTAATACTCGATACTTTAGATCTAATATACAATTGTTTAGAAATCTTTCTTCCATAAAGTTTAGACGAAGAAGCGTTTATTGAATCGATTAGACATGTATTATTATAATTAAATGAAACATTTTCTTTCGGAAAAGGGATGTATAACAAACTTTCAAAATTTTTAATATTAAACTGACTGCTAGTTATATTTTTTTCATTTAAATACCAATCAAAAACAGAACAATAAACATCGACATCAGTAGATGTGAAATCATCAAAACTACAGACGAAAAATAAATCAAAATCATCGAAAGAAATATTTGCATTTGCAGCAAAAGTCAATTTTAGAAATTGATTATTTTTTAAATTTATAGCTTTATATGTTGAAGAACTTAAATTTTTATAGTTTGATATATAGGCCCCCTCGTTAGCACTTGTTAGATTTTCAAGAGTATAAGATCCAGAACCAGACCAACTTGTTGCATTTGATATTCCACTTTGATTGAATCTAAATACATAATCAGAAGCAAGATTTTTATTATATAAACTATAATTAACACTGGCGTTTGAAAAAGAATCTATAAGATAACCGGGTTGTCTATTATTTAAATTTTTATTAAATGGATACCAAAAGAATGCGTCTTTTACTAAATTTTTATACGATAGCTTTTGATTAGGGTCATTCGTAGCAAGATAAGGAAAATAATAACTATTTTTTTCTCCTCTCACTGTATACGACAAATACGCAGAACCTACTTCACCATTATCTAGGATTGGGCTAACAACATCATAAGTTGCCTCCAAAATTCTCGCAACGTTTCCATTTGGATCAAGAACTCCCGAATAACTTTGAGCATTATAATAAACATAATAAAGCCAATATTTTCTATTAACTTCTGTATCTTCTAAGTACCCTTTTGGATATGTACCATTAAATGGAATAACTCCATATTGAGTTGGACTACTTATATTTGAAGTGTCAAAAAATAAAAAAAACGTTTGCCATACACTAACATAAGCAAAACCCCCTTTTCCACCTCCAGCACCAGCGCCAAACTTTGGTTCACAAACTGTTCCATTTCCTAAATTTGAAACTTGATTAATATTTGGTAATTGACTGTATATATTATATTTTATATCTGTTCTCTGTCCTATATTTACTAAATTTGTTTTTGCTTTTAATGTTATACATGGACCACCATTTGTTGTATCACTATATTTTTTTAATGGATCAGTTGGGGTTGTTCCATTATTAGTTTCAGAAAGATACAAAACTTCTGCTGCGAGTTTAGGAATAAAATTAGCTCCATAAGTTGTACCTGTTCTTTCCATTCCTCTCTCATAATAAACATTAGTTCCATCTCCATATTTACCCTTTAATTCCGTATTATATGGAACATATATATTTATAAATGTACCGCCATCTCCAGTTAAGTTATTAAATACACCATCTAAACTCAACGCTCCAACATTTCCATCTCTTGATTCAAAAACGCTTTTTTCTGGCAAATAAATGTTTATTCCTGAATAAGCTGAAAAATCAATGCCACCATTTTGTTTTATTATTTCAGCGTATAAATCATAAGTATAACTATACCAAGTGCTAAAATTATTATAAAAATTAAAAGCTTTTTTAACTAATTTAATATTTATAGGCGCTCCAGAATATCCTATTGATACTTCATTTGAATAAGCATCAGCATTTGAATCAACTCCAGTTGCATATACAGAAACGCCAGTATTGTTATTAACTAAACTATATAATCTAGCATAATAATTTTGATCGGCTGTCAAATTTGAATTTATACTTCTATTTAAAGTAAAAACTCTATCATCATCATTAAATCCATAATAAGTTGAAAATTTTGGATTTAAATCTGTATTTTCAGCTATATTAAAATCTTTAGAATATTCTATCTGCAAACTAGTAAAATCTACACCAGTAGCCAAATCTAATCTATAACCAGTAATAAAATAATTTTTTAAATTAGATCCAGAAATCCCTGTCGGATCTTTCCAATAAAAATCATATTTCATGTTTTGTCTATCGCCAATAACTCTAAAAGCTCTTGGATTTCCACCAGTTATATCAATTAATTTAGATCCAGTTAAATTTAATGTAATATCTCCACTTGGATCTACTGACCCATCCTCGATTGAAATGGATGAAATAGTCAAATCAGTAACTTCATCAGCTAAAGAATTTGATAATGTAGGCTTATAAAAAATATCAAAAATATCATAATCACCCGCATTTACAGCAAAACTGTTTTTAGATAAACTAAAATTATTACTATTAGAATTTTCAATACTATAAAGAACCGCTGCATTACCGCTATTAGAAATCGCTATAGGATAATGTATTCCAAAACCAGTCAAACAGTTTCCTATATTAGCGCCAGTTGTTTTTATATAACTCATAGTTTTACTATTGTATTGAAATAAATATCTGAAGCTAAATGCCCTTTAAATTCTAAAAATTTTACATTAACATCATGATTATCTTTAAATTTATAAGTATGATTCCATTCTGGGCAGTAAAAAGTCAACCGCTTATTGTAAGGTTCTGGTAAAGTAAATTCAAATAATTTAAAACCACATTTATCATCTAAAAACTTTAAAATTGCAAAAGCTTCTTTATCAGATCTATTTGTAAAAGATAAAGATAAATCAAGTATATTTTTATTTATTCCGTCCTGCTCATATGCAACCGAAGTCATTTCGTATTCATTTTTTAAAAATCTTGGATTTAATGGAATTTTAAAATCAAGATCTGGTTTAAAATAAAACTTTTCAGTAAATAAACTGTTGTTTCCAGTTGGGCTTTGTGTGCTATTTAAAAATGTAGATGCGTCTCCTGTGTACCAATAATAACCTCCAGATATCGATGTATCATTATAATAAACTACATCATGCTTTGAATACGTCTTATTTAGCATAAAAGGTCTTATTGCTGATTCATCAGTAATAAGATAACCTTTATAATCTAAATTAGAATCATATGCTGTTGTGCAATTTATAACAACGTTATTAATATTAGTGTCTACAGAATTATAATCTAAATTTTCAAAATAAATTTTAGCATTATCTTTATATGGATAAAAAAGATCCATTGAAACATTTTCATAAGAATCTATTTTATTTAGAGGTTCGTATTCAAAAGAGTTTTGAAAAAACCCTATCAAAGAAAAAGCCTGTTTATCAGTTAAACCGTCATATTTTAACGAAAAATTACTTACTAAATTATTTGCATTAGGTATGACATTAGAAAAATATCCATCACCAAAATTTGATTTAATAGCTTTAGTGTTAAAATTAGATGAACACCCATATGTTTTATTAAACAAGCCATCAATATTTTTAGTTAAATATTGCGAACCAGTTAAATTAATCGGCGCATAGTTATAACTATTTGAAGTGAAATCTTGAGTTGCAATATATAAATTATCGTCATTTGTAAAATATTTTTTAAATAAATATTTTTCTAATTTCAAAACCTCTTCGTCTGTCGGCGTTTTTGAATAACCAATTATTTCATAATAAGATATATTACTGGCATCATAATTATAACTAACACCTTGATTCGTACCAATTATCTTACTATTAACAGCGTTTCCAACTCTTAAACTAGCACAACCAGTACCAAAAAAAGTAGCAGTATTTGTATTTAAAGTTTCAAATCCATTATTTCTTACTCTTAAATTTGTTGTTGTATTATTTTTTAAAATAGAAACTATATTTTTATTGAACAAATTGGCCGCTGAAAAATTAGTATTTATATTTGCTGAGTAAGTTGGATTAGAATCAATAACAAAACGCTGAGATCCAGGTTCCAAATTAAAATTTGGAATTTCTAAACCGTTCGTATTATTGCCGTAAACTCCAAAAAAACCTGTAGATATGGTTGATGTGTTTGCGTTATCTGTGTTTATAATTGTTGAATAATTTGCAAAATATCCATCCGTAGTGGTTAGCTTTCCCTCTCTCAAAGAATCAAATTCATAAACAACAAACCAACACCTATCTCCAGTCAAAAAACCACTAAAATTAGGAGAGCTTGTATCAGTATATAATTCATTATACAAACCCAGATCAGCATTTGCTTCGCATTTTATACTATTTTTATCAAGATCGTATGCGGGTTTAGTTTGCGAGGCATGGTAGTTATATAAATTTTCTGTTGAATGTCCTGGAGCAGAATTATACCAAATAGAAATTTTACCTGAAGGGTCTATATCAAAATTATTTAAATCATCACTTTTAAACCAAGCAAACAAACCTGATATATCTGATGGATATGCGGTATCACCTGTATAATATTGATAATCTACTAGATCATATTTAGAATATAATTGAGAATCAATTCTAAAATCTTTAATCCCACTAATTGAAAATTGCGTATCTAAAAATTTACTCATATATTATCCTCTTAATACCGCTAATCTTTGCGTCATGCTTAACGTACTCTGCAATATACCATCTGATGAAACGTTCAAAGAACGAGATTCTATCTTGCCTAAAATATTAAAAGTGTTTAATAATGTATTTTGATAATTTTTTAGAAAAAGATTACAATTTACAGACTGGCCTTCTATATCCGCAACATTACTTTTTTTAAAATAATTTCCATCAACAGACATGGATTTTGTTTTATTTGTTTTCGCAACTCTAAATGGAACGATTTCTCCATTAGCAAAAAATGGCAATAGATCAACTTTTTCTGAATAATCAAAAGAAAAAATTTCATCAAATCCAAAAACCTTATCCACATCCATTAAAAAAGTATGATGCGAGTGAGATATGTTTGTTAAATTTGTGTTTCTTGTCGCCACGAACGGTTTTATTGCAGTAGTACTATTGACCACATTTATTGTTCCATACCAATCAAACTGAGCGGATAATAAAACAGACTCAAAATTAGCAACTTTAAAAGACAGTGATTTTAAATAACAATTATCAATTTTAATTCCAGCAAACTCGCACGATATTGAACTTTCTGAATTTGATGTCGTATTTAAGTAACTGGGAAACGAATCTGTTAAATAAAATTCTGTACTCAAAGATCCTATTACAGTGTTATCTGGAGCGTATCTTAATAAACTTCCATCAGATAATAATACTGGCGATATATTAGATTGCAAAGAAATAGAAACTGAATTAGAATAAAAGACATCATCATTTATTCTGAAATCAATATTTTCATATTTTATAAATTTACTCATTAAACTATTGTGTAAGCAATTGTTGTTACTACATTAAAATTAGCGGCTATTGTTTTAGTGCCATCTGTATTACATAATCTATACTGCAACAACTGACCAGAAGTAAAGCTAGTTGATCCAAGAAAATTAGCTTTATTTTTAACTATAACGGTATTTGTAGTAAGACCAACAATAGTAGTTGCAGCAATAATACCGCTTACTGGAAATGGAGCTACTGGATTACTCGGTGGACTAACAGAAAAACCAGATACGAAACCATCTGGTATATTTGAATCATATATCGGTGAAATAGCTGATATTTCAAATCTATAATCACCAGCGCTTTCAGCAGGGATATCAGAAGTCATAAACATCACTCTTTCAACACTTCCATCAAAATTTGTTATTGTAAATGGTGAGTCTATAGAATTATTACCAGAAGGATTATCACTTGAATTAGGATACAATGGATTAAAATATACATCAGTACCAGTTACTTGTGTTTGATATGTTTGTACGAATTTACCTTTACAGTATTGATCATTTGTTGTATAACTACCATCAATATCTAAACTCCCTGCCGTACTTAATTTTGCAACAACATTTGGAGATGCACCAAAATATCCATTTGTTATAAAAACAAAATCGTCATTTCCACCAAAAGTCGTATCTGTTTTTATATTACCTATAGACCATTTATCTACATCGGTAGAACCGTCATATCTAGAAAATGTTAAAAATGAATTTCTTGGACCAGTATCTCCTCCACCAATAACTTTATTACTGCCAATTATAATTTCACAAGTTTTCGCACCTGTCGTTTCAAAATGAGCTACAGTATATTCTGTTGGACCAGTCGAAACTAAATCCAATTTATATAATGGACCAGTTGTTCCAACACCAATAAAACCATTACCTGCTATTACTAAATTGTCTGCACTCAATATTGAACTCGGACCAACAAATGCTTTATTAGCTTCTACTCCAAAATAATAGGTAGATGCCGAAGTTTTATAACTACTTACACATCTCCCAACATTAGATTGAAATCTTGCCACTTCACCAGCAGTCCCGCTTACATGCAGCGTATAAGCTGGAATCGCATGTGCAATACCCACTTTAGGAGCAGTTGAATTATTATCTACATAGACTCCATTTTTTCCTATATTAATATCGCCTAAATTATTATAATTTAATAATAAAGTTTCATCGATTGCGCTTGTTTTGATCTCTGTATTAGATGGGTCAAAATATATAGCATTTCCATCTTTTTGAAACTGAATTGACGCTCCGCTAACTAAAAACTTATCTGATAAAATTCCAGTAGAATCTGTAATACCAAAATTACCATTTTGATCCACTACAAATAGATTAGTAAATGTTGATCCATTATTTACTGAAGACTCTAGATATAATTTAGTATCATTAGGTTTTTTACTAAATTCATAATAAGTATTTGGATCGCTTAATGAAAAAGCTATTTTTCTACCAGAATTAGCGGTGCTTAATCTGATTTGACCAGAACCAGGTGCAGCATTCAAATTATCTACGACATCTAATGAAACAAATGGAGTTCTATCATTTATTCCAACAAAACCATATTGTCCGCTTACTGATAATCCATAAACGCCATTAGCTTCAAAAACAGTAAAGCCATCGTTTCCTTTTGCATATAAACCAGTAAAAGATTTAGAAAATTCTTCCGCCGTTATTTTATTATCTTGTGTAGAATCTAAATTAGATATTAAAAATATATCAGTCGCCGCAACATTTACGCCTAATTTATTAGATAATGATGATAGTGGTATACCCATATTAGTTGTTTAAATAACCTTTATAACTAAGTTTTACACTTAAAATGTCGTCCGCACTTGAATTAAATTCTTGAGACACTAATTTTACATTAGTAAACGATTGACTAAACATATTTATTCCTATCGCTTTTCTATATAAAAATAAAAAATCAGTTCCTCCATTAACTGTTAAATTTTGATTATCAATCATGAGGACTTCATCTGCAAAAACTGTTCCATTTATGTTTATTGAAAAACTAGTGTCATTATCATTATTTAATATATCATACAAAGATCTGGAAGTATAATCATCTACTTCCAATGTAAAAGAAGCGCCTATTTCTATAGGCAAATTTAATAATACTTCTGCTGGTATATAATTTACAATTGGAGCAGTTGGTCCAGTTGGCGTTGAATAAGAATATCCGCTCTGATACAATGTATAAATAGGTTTTTTTTCACAATTAATACTATAATTAAAATTGGTTATTCTATTCGTACTAGATCCACTACAACTTAATATAATATCTTTTGTTTGCGGAACTGATATATATGGAGCCTTTAAATTTCCTGATGCGTTATAATTTGGTCCGACATCTCCATAAACAACAATATCTGATGTTGTCGTTGGTGTTTCCCCAACAGAGCAAGAAAGATTAAAAGAATTTAAATAACCCGATAAAAATCCAAATTTTTTATTTGAATAGTTTAAACTACCAGCAAAAGACTTAGCTGTTCTATCGTTATTTTCTCCAGTGAAATCTAAAAAAGGCTCGTTATAAAGCAAATATTTATTTATAGAAAAATTTGCAACTGGCACTTCAGCCATCACTTGTTTATTATATCCAACACCTATTGTTTTAATTGGTGCATAATTAATAGTATAACTTCCATCAACTGATGTTATACCAGATATAGTACTATTATTTAAGAAAAAATAATTTTCGTAATTTAATGTCGCGCCTTTCATATTATCAAGTTCTTACTCCAGCTAATGAACCGCCAAATTGTTTTTCTTTTCTAATTACTTCGCCAACAGCAGCATATATCTTATTATTTAAATTCTTAGATAATTCGATATCTTGTTGTTCGTAGCTTGTTGTATTGCTTCCCATTTTTAAAGATCCATCTCTTTGAACGCTTGTATTAAAGTTAAATGAATTATTTGCGCTCGTATTATTATTAACTGTGGAGTTGCTATTTCCAGCGCTACTAATTGGTGAACCACCGCTTTGCATACCAGTTCCGTATCTTTTCACCATTGGAGAATCGTATAGTCCGCCTTCCATATAACCGGGAATTGTATCAGAAAGACGAGAACCAATTAATCCACCAGTTTGTTTTCTTCTAAATGGCTTGGATAAAGCTGATCCAGTTTTTTGATACCAAGTTTGACCTTTAGTAGGGCCAGAAAAAACAGACGCGAAACCTGTTTGAGGTGTTGCTCCAATATATCTAGATGGCGCGTTTGGCAGACTTGGAGTTACAATTCCTTTTCCTACAAGAGATTGTTGTTTGAAATATTCAGCCTCAGTTCTAGGACCACCCTGAGCATTCATTTTTTCTGTAAAACTCATATTATTTTTAGCATCTATATTTTTTGTTACATTAGAAATCCCTGCGCCAATAGCGACTGTAGCAACAGCAGCCACTAAACTACCAATCATTGCTGCTTTTTGTTTTTTTGCTTCTAATTTTTTAGCTCTATCTTCTGCGGCTTTTTGTTTTGCAGCATCATTTAATTCATTATAATATGGACTATTTTCTAATCCCATTTCTGTCATATTAGCTTCCATACTAGAAATATCATTAAATTCTTTTTTGAATGTTCCACCACTAGCAAAACGAGGTGCAGCAGAGAAATTTAATGTATCAAGAGCGGCAGGACCACCCATTGCCATTACCGCTCTTCTATTTAATACATATTCACCATTCTCAAGCATCGCTGGATATTTATCGCCAGTTCCAGTGCCTGATATATACATGCCTGATTGAGCGCGAATATATCCACCTTTTTGATTTCCAGTCATTCCTCCTATTAAATCACCAAAACCTACTCCACTTAAAATATTACGAACTCCAGCTTTCATCAATGTAGTACTTATTTCATCTAAGAATTTAGAAGCTATGCCCATTAAAGCGGTCCCCAAGTTATCTGATTCTCTAATTGCGGCTTTAATACCATCTACTAAACCATCAGCGAACATTCCCGGTAAATTTCTACCTAACTGATCAACCATATCGTCGGCTTCTTTTCCAAGATTCTTAAAACCGATAGCCATATTATTCACAAAACCAGCAGATTTCTCAAAATCTGCTTTTGCTTGTGCAACTTTTGCAGCATAAACAGTAGCACTAGAACCTAATGTTTCGCTTGCAGTTTTAAGATCTTGTATGGTATTATCAATAGCGTTTACAGTAGATTGGTCTTTTCCTACTTTTGACTCGTTTAATTTAACCATCGCTTGTTCTATAGACATTTCATTAGTAACGCCAAGATCTGATAATTTATTATAAGATAATGTGTTTTTTCTTTCGTTAAAAGATTTTTTTAATACGCTCACCCTAGATAGCGCATCACCTTTTTCTGTAATTTTTTCTAAACTACTGTTGTATTCAGGCGTTCCAAAAGTTTTGCCACTTAAATCTTTTATAGAAGAGTCTAGTTGTCCACGATATATTGCGGACACTAATTCTAAAATAGCATCAGTATTAGCGTTTTGCGCGTTTATATTTGCTTCTTGAGTAGCAATTTCTATGATTGATTTTCTAGCATCTAGAATTGCTTGTTTTTGAGCTATTTTTTGCTCATCATCGAAAATTGATTTTTGATCTGTTTGCTGAGAAGCGAAAGTTTCTCTTTTTCCTGATCCTAAATATCTAAACTCACTTCCAATGTCTATTTTTTTTAATTCTAAAGCTTGTCCCGAAGTTATTTTATAACTTTCTGTATCTTTCCTTAACTGAAGGGTTGCGTCTTTTTGGGCATAAGTTATTTTTAATTTTTCTTTTTCGAGTTCTAATTGTTTTAAACCTGTTTCATAATTAATTTTATTTGCCGTTTCAGTTAAATCAAACTCTTTAGTTTTTAATTTTAAATTGTTCTCTAAATCAGTATTTAAATCAGAAAGAGATTTTTGATCCGCTTCTAAATCTTTCGATAAACTTAAGGCGCTTTGAGCAGAAACTCCTAAATTTTTAGCAAAAGATTCAAAGTCTGATCTAGATTTATTTAATGGACCTGATATAAATTCATATATCAGGTTCATTGTTGTTGGGTTTCTTGTCACGCCTCCTTCCGCTCCAAAAATTGTTTTTGCCACTTTATCTTCATAAGAAGATGTGTTTTGAGCTTTTTTTAATCTTGTCGTTTCTGTTATCTGTTCTCTTCCTTTTGACACTTCTGACGCTTGGAATAAATTTGTATAATTTAATTGTGATGATTTTGCACTTATTCCCGCCATCTCAGATAAATTTCCAGAAATAGAAGAGTAAATAGAATCATTAATTTCTTTCATTTTTCCAGAAATTAAATTTGTAATAGAAGTGTCAAATTCATACTGCCTAATAGAATCTGAAACTTTAATTAACGAGTCAGACAATGTTAAAGTTAATTGTCTTTTTAATGAAAGAAAATCATTAATCAAAATATCTGCTGCTTTTTTATCAACATCTTCTTTTTTTGTTTTTGTCTTTGCATACTTCATTAAATTACCTAAACGATTAATTAAGTATCCACCAATTACATTGCTGTCTTCTTCCAACTCATCAAAACGAGCGGCTAGACGTTCAGACATTCCTTCTGAAACGCCATTTTTTGTTAAAAAAGACGACACCACTTCAGGATCAAAATAATCTGCTTTTCTTTGCGCTTGTATTAATTTTGCAAACTCTTCAACTTTGTCTTCGGTTAACGCGCCTAAATCTTCAAAAGTCTGTTTATAATCAGCTAAAACTCTATCGTCGTTTTGTTTAGAGTTTTCTAAGTAAACGAAATCAGGTAGTAATAATGAATCGCTTTTGTTAGTCTTACTTTTATTATAACCTAATTCAGATAACTGTTTAGCGTTTTTAGCTTTGCTACCCAAAGCAGCTTTTGTATCTTCATCAGCTTCATTTTGAGTTTTTTTACGATCTTTTTCGTATTGATTTAATGCGTCTCCTAGTTTTTTAACATCAGTACCTGTATTTTTAAAAATTTCTTGTAAATTGACGTCTTTAATATTAGAAAAATTTTCAGCTAAAGACTCACTTGCTTTTTTAATTATTTCTGGATCTGTAGCTGTATTTAAAGTTTTTAACGTTTCTATATAAGTTTGAGCGGTAGATACATTGTCTTGAGTTTTTGATTTATATTCACTCGCTACTTGACTCAATTCATCTGCACTTAATGAAGCCGCGCCTAAAGATTGAGCTAAACCTACAGCCGCTCCAGCAAGGACACCTATACCTAGTCCCAAAGGACCAAAAGCCGCTCCAATAGATGCTCCAGTTGACGCCGCTGTTAATCCAGTGCTTAGTCCTGATTGAACTTGACGTTCTCTAGCAGACATGTCGGCTCTTTTTCTGTCACCAAAAACAACTTGTTCAGTTAATCCAGCAGCCGTTGGACCAACAAACGCTAAAGTTTTTCCAAAGTTAGATATTTGTGTTTGAAATTCTGGAGAATCTATTTTACCAGATAAACTCGCAAATGAAGACTTAGTTGAATTAGTTAGTGTTTTACCTGCATTTGATAGTGTATTACCCGCATTTGATATACTTGATATTATTTTTTTAGCCGTTGATTCGGCGGTTCTTTCTATTTTTTGTGGATCAAAATTGCTATTCATCACACTAAGACCCAATAAAATATTTTCTTTAACCGTTCCAATCTTGAAACTTAATTGTTTACCAAAATTATCAACAGATGCAGCAATTGAATTGGAAAATTTAACGAGATCAAAACCTTTATTATTTTGTGGCGCTGCAAAATTTGGAACATATCCTTTATTCATCAATCCAGCATTCTTCTGCCCTCTCATTGAATCACTCAAAGCATTACTTAAACCACCATGATCAGATATTGCGGAACTGAATGTTGGCTGACTCTTGTTTCTAATGTGTGGGAAAGGCTTAGTATCGAATACGGCTTTTTCTCCGCTCATGCTTTCTTCTAAGCCCATTACTGCTTGTTTATACGCAAAGTTGGGAATAAAACCTTTTGCAGCATTCATTGCCAAGAACTCAGGAT